GATATGATTGCAAAGCATGGTAAAGGTGCCCCACAACAACAAGCTAAGTTTGCATTAAGTCAGCCTGTAGTTGAAGATGAAATTGATGAATATTGCCCACGCTGTTTAATGGAAGTATTAACTGGACAGCATCCAGAACAATTAGGAGAAGCACAATATCAAGGTCGCACGGTTCCACTTGGAAAACCAATGCGTGGGGACGTTAAGAAGTTTAAGGTATTTGTAAAAGACCCAAAGACTGGAAATGTCAAAAAAGTTAATTTTGGCGATAAGACAATGAAGATTAAGAAGTCAAATCCAGCCCGCCGTCGTAGTTTCCGTGCTAGACATCATTGCGACACCAATCCAGGCCCACGTACTAAGGCACGTTATTGGTCGTGCCGTAAGTGGTAATATGAAAGTCTCCAGAAAGATATCAGACGCGATTTTAAAAAAGATGGGATATAAATTCAATCCAGAAGAATTCCATATGGGTATGAATGTAGAAATGGAACACAAAGATGTAACAAATGGTAATGTGGTCAAAACAGCAAAAATTGCTGCTGCCCACTTGACAGAGAAGCCAAATTATTATACATTACTAAAGAAGTATGTGGAGAAAAAACCATGATTGCTTGCAAAAATGCAAGGACTTGAACTTCCAGGCGCATCGGAACCCGCAGACCTCGGGGTAGATAAGAGAAGTGGAATGCAAGATAAACCATCCGCTGATGAACCATCCGCATCTTCACCAAAACCAGTCGTTTCTACTAATCCAGATATCATAGCTGCTAAGGCACGTAAAGCAAAGCGGGATGCAGAAATGATGGCGGCGGCTAAAGCAGAGTTTGACGACGTTATGGCGGATAAGAATGATGCAAATGTATCTCCAACAACGGGCAAAGAAACAGGCACAGCACTACCATCAGTAGATGAACTTAAAAATACTACTGTAAAATCTTATTTAAAAAAGGCAAAGAAGTCTGCGGAATCGGAACTTCGTAAGTCCGACGAACGCGAAGATAAGGCAATGAGCACAGACGGAGAAAAGCACCCAGAACGTCAACAAAAACACTTGGAAAAGGCAAAGGAACATTTTAAAAAATATCTAAAGCGCCAAAAGGGTATATCAACTGCATCTAAAAAGATGGGAGACAAGTAACATGACTACGCAACTCAAAGATATTATATTGGCAGAAGGAACAACTAATCGCGTGTCGTTACAACGTATTGATGCGATTTTAGCAAACTTCGCTGAAAAGCTTGAAAAGAAAGAACAAGAAAGCAAGTGCATACGTAGAAGTTAAAGAACTTGCTGATACATTAAATATGACTCCATATACAGTTTTTAACCATGAACATTGGAAGTTGTTAAATATTGTATTGATGGGCAAGGTAGCAGAATTAAAGTTAGTTGTAGAAGATATTGCAAAGGATAATAAAGAAATCGATTGTTGGCCTTTAATGAAGGCAATAGATTTAATACTTACTTATTAAGTGAGGGGTTATGGCAGATACTAGTGTGTTTGGTCGCCTACGGAAATTGTTCTCAACAAGTACAATTGTCCGAAATGTAGGCGGTAAAAAACTTAAGATAGCAGATACAGACAACATCCAATCATTCGTCAATAGACGCGGTATTGATAGATATCATCGCGTCTATTCATCTATGACTGGTGGATACGGCTCATCTCACGGACGTTATGAAGCGGCAGCAGCATTCCAAGGCTCACGACTTCAATTGTTCCGCGATTATGATATGATGGATAATGACCCAATTATCGCATCTGTTATGGACATCTACGCCGACGAATCAACTGTTAAAGACGAATTCGGTCAAATACTCAGTATTCGCTCAAAGAACGAACAAATTCAAGATATTCTCCATAATTTATTCTATGATATCCTCAACATAGAATTCAATCTTTGGCCTTGGGTTAGAAACATGGCAAAGTATGGGGATTTTTTCTTATACCTAGATATTCATCCAGACTATGGTGTTATCAATGTAATTCCATTGTCAGTATACGAAACTATTCGTATTGAAGGACAAGGACCATCAAATCCAGAAGGAACCAATACAGTTACCCCACCAAAAGAAGAAGCAAGTCCATTCTCAGTCAAGTTTAAGATTGAAAATGACTTTTTAGCGTTAGGTAAGAAGGAATTCGACAACTACGAAATTGCACACTTCCGTCTTCTTTCTGATACTAATTTCCTTCCATATGGCAAGAGTATGATTGAAGGTGGTCGCCGTGTGTGGAAGCAATTACAATTGATGGAAGATGCGATGTTAATTCATCGTATCATGAGAGCACCAGATAAGCGTAAAGTCTTAGTTGACATCGGAAATATTCCACCTGCCGAAATTGATACACACATGCAACGTATCATTGACCGCATGAAGAAGACACCATTGGTTGACCCAAAGACTGGTGACTATAATCTTCGTTATAATATGATGAACATTACGGAAGATTTCTATCTTCCTGTTCGCGGAAAGGATTCTGGTACAGACATCACCAATCTCCCCGGCCTCCAATTTAACGCTATCGAAGACATTGAATATCTTCGTAATAAAATGATGGCAGCATTCAAGGTACCAAAGTCATTCCTTGGCTACGAAGAAGACCTTACAGGTAAAGCATCATTGGCAGCACAAGACGTTCGTTTCGCACGTACAATAGAACGTATTCAACGTATTGTAGTATCAGAACTTACCAAGATTGCTATCATCCATTTGTATGTACAAGGCTTCAAGGATGAAGATTTGGTTGATTTCGAATTGCACATGACCTCTCCATCAGTTATCTATGAACAAGAAAAGATTAACTTGTGGACACAAAAGATTAATTTGGCAAGTCAAATTACACAAACCAAGTATCTTTCACGCGATTGGGTCTATCACAATATTCTTGAACTATCAAAAGAAGATGCAGAAAAAGAATATCAAAAGATGATGCAAGAAGCACAAACATTTGGTGATTTAACGGTGAAGGAACAACAAGCAATGCAACCACCGCCACCACCAGTTGACATGCAAGGACAACCACAAGGCGGTGAAGGAACACCACCTGAACAAGCACCAGAACAGCCCGCTGGTCAAGAACCAATGGAAGCTCCTCCAGAAGAAGTGCCACAAGAACCAGAACAAATGGATGATGTAGAAGCAATCCTAGCGGCACTTCCAGAACCAACAGAAGCTGAACTAGAGGACGAAGAAATTATAGATGAATATGACCTTGAAGAAGCAAAGGTTGGGCGTCCAAAAGAGGGTGTAAAGTATGGCACTGACAAGCATCCTCGTGGAAGAGACCCACTTGGGCACATGGAAAACTTAAACGCACTAAACGGAACATTGAAGCCAATTCGTAATACAAAGAAGTCTGGGTTGTCATTAGAACGTCTAGAAATATCAAATCTTATAAAACAATTAGATTCTCATCAAAAACCAAAATCTTCTCCTAGTATCCTAAACGAAGCAAATATTTTAGATATTGAAGAAAATTGATATAGTAAAGAAGTTACATACTATTTAATAGATGGGGAAGTTTTTACCTAATTCGGAATCCTTTTATGAAACCAAGTATAAAGCACAATAAGTTAAGAAATACAGGTATTCTCTACGAACTGTTAGTCCGTCAAATCACTTCTGATGTGATGGAAAACAAGCAACATGGAATTGCTGTACAATTAATGCGTGAATTTTTTAACTCAAAGAAAGAACTTGGAAAAGAATTGATGTTATATCGTTCGTTTTTCAACATCCAACATCTTTCCGAACAAAAGGCATTTCAATTCTTGAAGTTGGTCAACGAACAACGCAAGCAACTTGACCAACATAAGTTGAATGTAGAAAAGTATCGTTTGATAAAAGAAATCAAGCAAAACTTTGATTTGAAAGAATTTTTCTCAGCCCGCATTCCATCATATAAGATTTATGCATCTATTTACAAGAATTTCGATGCTGCCGTCAACGGGGTAAATGATGTGTTTTTAATTGAAGAATTGGCAAATAGTCAATTCACTTTAGTTGAACATCTATCGGGTAAGAGTTCAAGTAAGCAATTACAAGAAAGCAACGAACTAGCTAATATCATCCGTAGTCAAGATGAACAAATTCGTTTCTTATCATATAAGATATTAATCGAACGTTTCAATGAAAAGTACAAGGGTTTGGATGAATCACAACGTAAATTATTACAAGAATACATTTACAATACGACAAATACATCTAAACTTAAGAGCTATACACAAGTTGAAAGTCGTAGATTAGCAAAAGAAATAACACAAAGATTAGGAAAGATTTCAGACACGGTTGTTCGTATTAAGTTAACCGAAGTAGTATCACAATTAAAGAAAGTTGAAAAGGCTGCGGTCATAAAGGAAAATCACATGACTGCCATGTTGATTGGATATGAAATTCTTAAGGAGCTTAAGACATTATGAGTATGAAAAACCGTCTTAGAAAGATGATTCAAGAAATCATCGAAGAAGAACTAAACGAAATGACCACCACTGGTAATGTCGCAGGATACCTCACGCCTTTAGCGTTCAGCGGAAATGTGCCTAAGAATACTGCTAGAAAAAAGGCAATTGCACAACAACTAGGATGGAAGTTAACAAAACGTGGTGCAAAAGAATTAAGTAAAGGTGCAGATAGTCTTCAAGAAGGCGGTGACCCATACTATGCTTATAGAGCAGATGAATCAGCATCTTCTCGTCAAAAGATTGCGAAAGCAATCAGTGAATTGAATAAAAATATTTTACAAGTTGAACGTGCACTAAAAATGAATGCACGTTTACAAAACGAGTCTGGAATTGCAAGCGAAGCATTGTATCGTCGCACACAAGAAGGACTTTTAAAATTAGAATCACGGTTACTTCACCTCGCCGGAAAGGTCCGTGAAATCAGAGGAAAGTAATATGAAAAACTTATTGGTCGAATATAATGTTATTGAATACGGAGCAGACCTTTTAGCAGAAGCGGCAGATGCTACTAAGCCTCTTATGTTAAAAAATGTATTGCTCCAACGCGCAGAAGCAAAGAACCAAAATGGCAGAGTATATCCTCATTCTATTTTGGTAAGAGAAGCTACTGCATACAAAAACAACTTCGTAACAGAAAGAAGAGCATTGGGTGAACTCGACCATCCAGAAAGTCCTGT